TTGGTCCGGCGTGCAGGAATCGAACCCACATTCAAGAGGTAGAAGCTCTTTGTATTATCCATTATACTAACGCCAGAAATTTGGTGGGACCACTGTGAGTCGAACACAGCACCAACGGATTATGAGTCCGCTGCTCTAACCAACATGAGCTATGGTCCCTATATATGTATTATATAGCAATTGACAATTGTTGTCAACGATAGTTATCTAAAAACTTCTCTAAATTGCCATAAAGGTTAACCAACACAGCTTCCTTGCTACCAAAAAACACCAAGTTTCGGTAAAGTCCTTTGTCCCTTGACATATAATACGGCATTTGCAGTTGCCGATCTAGTGCCAGGATTGTGCGTTGTGTGAACTTTTCTGGATTTGGGATTTCAAACTTGTAGAACTCTAGATCCAACTCTTCAACAAACGCATCGTAACCGTATTTGGTTAACCGCATGCCCCCGCTTTCCCTAAAGTTATACCACCAAGTTATTCTAGCTTGGTCCACGGTCCAAGACCCAGCTGGTAATATCTCTACCAGTCTTTGGGTAAGTTCAACTTTGTTACGCACCGGGATAGATTTGTTTACCTTGTTGTAGTAATACCACAGTAAACTTGTCTGACTTGAATTGGGTGTTCAGTTTCTTGGCCAAATTAATAGCATGCCCTGGATTAGAGAATGATACTTTTTTGTACTTAGGGCCCGGGTACTGCACTAACAAGTTACTGGTTTTGAGATTGATCGGCTTGTTATCAAAAAACACAGCCCATACTCCCTCCGACGCCAGTACTTGCTCGGTTTTGTAAGTTGCTTTGTTAGTTAGTTCTACTAGAACGGTGGGTTTAGGTCTACTCATTGTACTGTATTTATAGAGAAATGTGCGTAGTTTAAAAACTACCGCCGTTCATTTCCACAGTAAGGGTATCGTCGTCCCCTGCCGGTTTGGCCTGCTGTTCTAACAACTCGCGCAACTTTTGCATGTCTAGTAGAAGTCGTGTAAGGTCGGCATGCATAGCCTTAGCATCAGTTAAACTAATTGATACGTCTTTGAGTCCACGAGCTTCTGCACCTTGAACACGTTCAATAAACTTTTGTAAATGTATCATTGTTTTTTCAAGAACGGCGCAAGTTCCGGAGCAGCCCAGCCCACTGGCTTGAGTACTTTACCATCTTCACGTTTACGCACTTTACCTGTATCTTTGTCGATCTTGGCAAAGTTAGTTTTCATTACTTCTTTCCACGCACCTTCAGCATCGAATCCTGCACTATGGATAGCACCAATAGTCACAACCAAGATATCAATAAGTGCATCAAGTTGCTCAACTTCGTCATTGGCCAACACAGCTTGATGTAATTCTCCAACTTCTTCGTCGATTAGATTCATGTACATTGCGTACTGGCCTAGATCAGACCCGTCAACCTGTTGGTCGCAAGCCTGCATGAATTTACTTTGATCACGAAACGGATTTGTCATTTGCTTCTTCTTTAGAGTGGAATGGACCTTGATATTTGTAGCGTTGCAAGGTAATAAGTTTTGGGTCTTGGACTACTTTCCAACTACGACCACGTTTGACTTCGTACCAGCCAGCAGCAAACCAAGACTTGCTGTTGTTGGTTTTTGTATATACTGGCAATTTGTGTTTCACATCCCACATTGGATTGTGAATTTTACCAACAGTCGGGTATCCGTGTACATCAGACACTGCGGTTGATTTTACAGTTTTTTCTACAGGGGCAAACACAATGTCGTGCCGCTGAGTAACCATCTTGATCGACTTGTACTGTTGAATAGTATTGTTGAGTTTGACCTGGTATCCACCAGCACATGCCTCAACGTTTCCTACTTTTTCATTTCCGTCTTGTAGAATCCAAAACTGTTTATCTACTACCGGTTTAGCTACGATCATCTAATACTCCTTTATATGTTTGGTTTAGCCAACGACCCACTGCATCAGCATGATCGCTGAGCTTGGTGAGCTCGTACTTGCCACAGAACTTTAAGAAGTGTGCGCCTACCATACCAACGTCCTTGTGAGAAACTTGTTCGATAATAGCTAAGTCTACAGTATCTTTAATATCTTGTGGCTGTGCAGTAAGATCAATTAGGGTAACGTTACGATCATAATCATCGAGCACTTTATGTTCTTCGCCATTATGGTCGGACCAACGTTGCAACATGAGATTGTTCCACGCATAGCCTTTTTTGTCACGATCGCTGAATGCTTCTGTTAAACCAATTTTAGTCTTGGTTCCAACTACTCGTACACCTGGATATGCAGAGAACACATTGTCTCCACCATCGCCTCGCATACACTTCATGAACAACACCCACTTCTGATAGTCCACCGGAGTCTCAAAGTTAGCATCGGGTTTGCCAACTCGAATCTTGCTATCGCTTTTGATTTCAAAAGCTAGTTTCTTGCCTTTGCCATCAAACGCACCGTCTACTGTAAACAGGTGATCATTTACGCCATTGTACAATCGCACATTGGGTGCGACCAACTGGACAAAATCTGAGTCTGTGCTTACGATCGTGTGTTCATCTTGGGGGTGTAGTGCAATCCAGCGAGCGATTACATCATCTGCTTCAGCAGTGGCGCAACGGATAACGCTACAATTTGTCTTCTCTGACAAGTATTTAGTCAGCGAATCATACGTTTCCCAGAACAGCTTGTCTTCTTCTGCTTCTGTTTCTGTCATTGCACCACGTGCTACAGCACGGTTAGCTTTGTAGGGCTTGTAAAAGTCCTTGCGCCAGCTACGACCTTCTAGTGCGAAAACCACGTGGTCGCACCCTAAGTCGCGGGCTACTTTGTTAGCACTCATGATTGTTAAGTGCAGGGCAAAACCTAACTTAGTCCATGTATCTGCTGCTCTATGTGCTTGATGTCGAGCACGAAAGAACATGTTAGATGTGTCGATAAGTAGGTATTTCATTGTGCTTTATAGAATTTTGTTGCGAACAATGTATTGTAACATATATTTGTTCCAAAAGCTATGGCCATCTTTACCGAAATGATAGGAATCGGGCGAAACCGTTTGAATCCCTTTATTTTCCAAAACTGCGCTATATGTGCCTTTTGGATCGTAAGGATCCATGTAACTTAATCCCCAATCCTTACGGTCTTGAATGGATTCGAAGTGGGTGTTGCCATTAAAGAACACGTGCTTGATACCTTGTTCTTCTAGCTCGCAATGAAAGTCCCAAATATCTTGATGCGCTTGCTGAGTTTTTTGTTTCCAGTCAACTGATACTACAAATTCTTTATAGCGTTGTTGTAGTTCTTCAGGAACATGATCGATACCACTTGCATTGACTTGATAGTAAACACCGTTGTGTAACCATTCCTCTCGTTCCCAAGTTGACCACTGTATGACAACCAGCTTCTCTCCTTTGGAATTGTCAGCTAACCATTCACGAGTGGTGCGTATGATTCTAGCATTTGAACTAGCGCTTTCTGCTCCGCACACCAGTGTGGCCTTGATTGCAAGACTCATTAGCATGCCCCAACTTACTGACAAGTTTGCTGGATGAGGGACTCTGCCCATGTAGAAAAAGTCTCCATCATCTTCGGCAAATGCATGAAGATTAGTTGCTTCGGCCGCAGCAGCATGACTATCGCCGTTTACATAGAGTATCATTGGTCTTTGAGCTGTGGATATTGTGTAACAAGATGTTGGTACATTAATTCTGCCCAGGCTTCATGTGCATCGGGTGTGTAGTGATGCTTGCCGGGAGTGATTTCTGGGTACCCTTGTTCAGCACACCATTTGGTATAGATTAGTTTATCGGTATATGGTTCAAGAAAACTGTTGCCCCAGTCAACCTTGGCTTCTTGTGGTGGCAGATTGAAATTGTTAAACACATTAAAAAACAAATGAGGAATGTTGTAATGGTCCAACAGGCAATGCATGTTATAAATTTTGTTATGCCAGTACCTTCCCATGTAGTGATGGAATTCTCCGTCGTGTGCTACATTTTGTTTCCACTCGTCGTAACGAGCTTGCTTTGCTGGCGGGATTTGATTGCCTACTCCGATGTTGTTAATTTCGTAGAATCGACTATCAAAAAACCATTGCATACGCAAGAACTCAGTCCATCCAATAATAACAAGATTAGGAGTATTGTAGAAACTCTTTAAGAATTCCATAGTAGTATCGTATACCCTATCGTTGCTGGCACCATCAATTGCATGATTGACTATATGAGCATTTAACTTTCGCCCCAGGCATGCTGCCATGCTGTGCAGATCTGGGCGATCTAATTCTGCCCCAGACACATTACTATCACCATTAAAATAAATTATCATTAACTAACCTCAGTTCTTCCATCTCCGATGTTTCTTGTATTAACATACACACCGGATTTTTTAATTGCTTCTTCTTGTTCCCATGTTTCCATAACCACATGTCTGCAGATATTTTGGAACCAACGGTCTACAATTTCCGAATCAGTGTCATCCTTCTTCATCTGATACCCTGCACGAACTAGATTAGAAATAAACTTGTCATTCCAGTCTAATTCAAATGCCCCTTGATGCAAGTTGTTCTGATCAACATCTAGACTTACAATAGCAATGTACGGCTCGCCCTTTTCTGTTGCAATTTCCTTGGCACTTTTTTTAGCTTTAGGAAGAGGCACTACTTTTGACTCAGGGACTACTTTTTTCTTTTTAAATCTATCAAAAAACCCCATACTGTTCCCTTTCAGATTTACTTGTATATAGATAACTCATTAATTTCCTTTTAATGTCCATAGCAAATGTTCTTTGGCATCATGCCATTGATGTTCATATACTGGATCACCAGGACCTGTATACATAGCGGTGCCGCGATAAGCAAACTCCAACCATATTCTACGATTAGTTATCATGCAACGATGCGGCCACCATGAAAATCGTTTCTTCCATACCGCTTTTTGATAGAAACTTCTGATCATTTCCATCCGCCAGTATTCAGTGTCGTCTAGTTCCATTATTTTTTAAATACAGGAATAGGACTCATCTTGTGCAAGTTGCGAGCACGAATAGTGCGATACTTCTTGAGTTGGTCTTTTTCGGTCTTGGACAATGCAAGTGGATCGTACACACAATTATCGGCATTATCTAGCGCCATTGCATGTTCCAGCTCGGGGTAAGTCATACCCAACTGTCCTTCGTCAGTGCGACCGTCGTCCCATAATCCATCAGTAGGAGCAGCGTCAATGATCTCTTGCTCTAGACCAAATTCACGACCCATATCCCAGACTTCTGTTTTCAAGCAGTCGCCGATAGGGCTAATGTCCACACCACCGTCGCCGTACTTGGTAAAGAAGCCTACACCAAAGTCTTCAACTTTATTACCTGTACCTACAACAATGCCGTTGTGACATTGAGCAATTTGATACAGAGTCATCATACGCAATCTAGCACGACTATTTGCTGATGCTAATTTATACGTATCGTAAGTATCGTCTTCAATGCCGCAGAAAGGATCAACTTTCTTTTCAAATGCTGAGAATACTGGAGTTAGATCCATGGCCATATGAGTAACATTATCAAAACGTTCCAGCAACCAAGCCGCTTGTTTAGAGCTGAGATTATCCAGCTTCTTGTTTTGACGGATAGGCATCTGCACAACGATTGTTTTTAACCCTGTCTTAGCACACAATGTACTTACGACCGAACTATCGATCCCGCCCGAGATACCGATTACTAGTGTGTCGACTTTTGCTTTCTTAGCATAGTCCTTGATCCATTTTGTTATTCTTGCTGATAATTTCATTACTTGCCCCATCCATTTCCCCACAAGTCCACATGCAATCGTGGACTGTAATTGTAACCTTTTGTTAATGCCCAGTCTGCAACCTTCACACGGTTGGCAGCATATGGAGTAACAACTCCGCCTTGTGGCATGACATACACAACACCAGTAAAGCCACCGGCTCTAAACTCTTTAACAGCCTTGTCAACTTCTGCAAAGTGTTCTTCTGTTTCTACAACAAACTTCAAGTAAGTTGTACCAATCTCTTGATAGCTAGCAACAATATCTGGACAGATTGCTTCCGACCACTTCTCACCAGACGCACTCAACTTAGCACTAACTGAGAATGTGATTTCACGTTCTTTCTTGCCGCCTAATGGTGCTCGTTGCCATTCATGCATATAGTCTCTAAAGCTAGATTGCAACTTTTGAGTACCGTTTGTTTCAAATGTAATATTACGCAAATCCATCATGTCTGGATTGCTAATTAGTTCTTCATACGCACGTTGCCAGCCCAACAGTGGCTCACCACCAGTGATAACCAAATGTACATCGTTGCCGTTGTCTTGCACCCATTTATGATTGGGTGTTAGTGCCAGCATATCAGTTACTAGTTGGCCAGTTTCGATAGTAGGACTTAGATGCTTGAATGCAGGATGCCATGATGCATAGCTATCGCAGCCTGTTTCTACTAGTGGTAATTCAGTGAAGTTATTGTACAGATGTACAACTTGAGCCACATCGTCGGCACCAGTAGAGAGTTCTCCAGGCTTGCATCCAAATCCTGAGCAAGTAAAGTTACACCCAAATGTGCGTAAAAACACACTAGGGACACCCACAAAACGTCCTTCGCCTTGTGCAGAATAAAATAGTTCGCTAACTTTTAATTTCATAATTTTCTAATGATTGTTCTAGCCCTTGTAGGCCGAGATTGTATTTAGACAGTGTGTCACTGTTGCCGGTATAATTTAAGCCTTGTCCAGTGACTTCAATCAAGGACTTATCTAAACCGTGTGTGTTACAGTATACACTTAAAATCTCGCTAAGTCTATACTTTTCGGCATAAACGCAGTTGATATCAGTTTCGGTTACAATTCCCCTGAGCACAGCATCAATTATGGTAACAAGATCACTAGCACTGATCATGTCAAATTCCCTGTCCATAATGCTAAATGTTTTTCCTTGCGATACAACTGCATGCATCTTTTTTAGCAATCTTGCGTTGTCCTCTGATGAATCAAAACACCCGAACAGTCGAAGATTGTGACAATTGGGTTGGCTATGCAAATAACGTGTCACAAGGTTCTTGCTCTTCCCGTAGCTTTGGGAAGGCATACGCTCAAACACTTCACTTTCCTTGACACCATCAATAGACTGACTGATATCAAACTCAGCACCAGTGCCAATGTTGATTAACTTGCCAGTCCTATTGCGATTGAGCACTAGGTTTGTAATTGAGTTTAGATTGTTGTTAACAATATTCTGATCTTCAACTGTTGGAGTATTACGACCAGCGGCACCACAATGTATTACTGCATCAAATCTGTTGCTTTTAAAATACTTGTTGGTTGCTTCTATGTCAGATAGGTCCAGCTCTTGACGAGTCAGTGCAACAATTTCGTAATGTAAATGATTAGCTAGATACGAGCCGAGGAATCCCCCGGCTCCTGTGATTAATATCTTCAACGAATTCTTTCGTAAGTGTAGTATGGGTTTCCGGCTGCAAATTCTTCGTCACTAACCAGTGGAGACTGATCATTAATTGGACGACCTTTTTCTAGCTTGGGTTCGATTTGCACACCTGGGTGAATCTTGATCTCGATAATTCTACGACCCGGTGCAAGTAGGTCAGCAGTAACTTGATCTAGTGAAGTAACTAGTTTGTAATCAAAGTCAAATGCTTCTGCAATCTTTCTAAAGTTCGGACGTCCAGGACCATTCTCTGTAGCTGCATGTCGACCATCCATGTAAGCATCTTGGAACTGACAAATCATACCCAGTCGATTGTTGTTATACACAACAACTTTAATGTCAAGATCGTATTCTTTAACTGTTTGCAACTCTTGCAAGTTCATTTGAATGCCACCATCACCGTTTGAACAAATGTGTTGACGACCTGGTTCAACTAATGCAGCACCAATCGATGCAGGCAATGCATAGCCCATTGCATAGTGCCCCGAGCTGGTCATTAACAACTGGTCTTGGTCACGATGGAATGTTTGGTATACCCAGCAGTGATTAGCGCCTGCGTCTGTGGTAATAACAGCATTGGGCTCTGCTACCTTTTGTAGCTTTTCTACCACAAGGTACGGACTCATTGTGTCGTATTGTTTGCTGTTTGAGCTAGTATCCTTGTTGAAATACTTGGCCTTGAGACCTTGGCAATACTGGCTCCATGTAGGATCAAATTTGGGCTTCTCAACGCCACGCAAGGCCTTGGCAAGATTACGCAAGTCAAAATGCAAGCCTTTATAACACGCAGGATCTAGTTTTTCTAATTCTGCTGGATCAAGGTCAATACATAAGATTTCTGCATTTGGAGCAAAATTTGCAGGATTGCCTGAACGTTGACGGTTATCAAGTCGGCTACCTAGCACAAGGATCTTGTCTGCGTTTTGAATAGCATTATTACCACCACGATTACCATACACACCAAAGTGACCAATATAGTTAGGAGCTTCGTGATTGAAGTAATTAAGTGCCGCCCAAGTAGCAACAAACGGAATCTTGTTTGATTGTAACCAACGCTCAAGTTCTACTTGTTGACCTGCAAGGCCAACACCTGCACCAAAGATAATCAATGGACGTTGCGCAGTACCAAGGAACTGTTGGATTACTTTGCCTACCTGCTCCGGAGCGTTACCAGTATCGACTGCACCCCAGCTGTTAGAATCTGGCAGTAACATAGTGCTATCATCCATCTCTGCATTTTGCAAGTTCATCGGAATGTCAACTAGCACAGGGCCCATGCGACCTGAGTATGCTTCTTCTACTGCACGTTTTAATTCACGACGCATTTCATCGTGTGTTGTAACGTTAACTGCGTATTTGCACACAGGCTTAACCATGCTAACAATATCCATCTGTTGGAAACCAGCTTGACGAACAGCAGCACCACGATAGAGCTTTTGTTCTTCATAGTTGACTTGTCCAGTGATGTGCAAGCTAGGAATGGAATCGTAATATCCGCAAGCAATACCTGTGATCAAGTTACTTGCACCTGGACCAGATGTTGCCATGCTAACACCTAACTGTCCATTTGTGCGCCATAATGCATCTGCGGCCATTGCAGCAGCTTGTTCATGTTGGAAGCAAATAACATCCATACCTTCTTCTAATGCAATAGCATCAACCAAGAATGTAATTGCTCCACCTTGTACTTGGAATACCTTATTGGCACCAACTGCCTTTAAAAACTTTGCTACGTATTGACTACCCTTCATAGGTATCTCCTTATTTAAATAAACTCAAGAACCCCTCGACCTTCTCGCCGATGTAGGCAATCTGTTCAGGTGTGATCACAGGACTAGTCCCGTGGAAATATGTGTGTGTCATTGCATGGGTAGCATTGGGATAATTGTCCTTTGCTACTTGTGGGTCCATGATATGATCATATGCTGGTTGCAACATAATGTTACCAGCAAAGTACGGACGTGTCTGGATCAAATTCTCTTCCAGGTAATCCACAATGTCGGCACGAGTAAATGGAGCATCGGCGCGAACAGTGAGTGGGAACGCAAACCAACTAGGATCGCTCTTGTCTGTGGCTCTAGGCAAGTGGAAAAATTCTTCGTGCTTCTCGTAGATTGCAAATAACAAGTTGTAGTTACGTCGACGTAGAGCATGGATCTCTGGCAGCTTCTTCAATTGCTCCAGGCCCATTGCGCACTGCAATTCAATTGGCTTTAGATTGTATCCAATTTCATCGTACACATATTTGTGATCGAATATTTCTCCGGGCAACTGTGGAATCCACTCTTTGAATCGACTGCCGCATGTTCCGCATTTTAATTTGTTTGCTTCTGGACCAACACAATAGCAACCACGCCCCCATTCACGGAAGCTGCGCAAGATAACATCTGTGTTGGCATCGTTGGTTGCAACGTAGCCACCTTCGCCCATGGTCATGTGGTGTGCTGGGTAGAAACTGCAACTTGCCATCAAGCCATAACTACCCAAGGGTTTGTTGTCATAGGTGCTGCCAAGTGCATCACAACAGTCTTCTAGCAAAATTAGTTTATGCTTGTTGACAAGTTCCATTACTTTGTCCATGTTAGGTGGATTGCCTAGTACATGAGCAAATGTAATAACACGAATGTCTGGATTGTCTGCTAATACTTGTTCTGCTTGTGCAAGATCAATGTTCAGCGTATCTAGTTCAATGTCCACAAACACAGGTGTAAATCCCACTTGCAGAGTTGGATTCAATGTAGTAGGAAACCCTGCAATGGGCATCAATACTTTTGTGCCTTTGGGCAAATTATATCCACGTTTGGAAGTTAGCGCCGACATCATAAGCAAGTTGCTTGAACTACCGGAGTTGGTAACAATGCCTTTGCTCTTGCCAAACAACTGTGGAAACTCTCGTTCAAACTTTAGACCAGCATCGCCCATTGCTAGCCAGCCCTTGAGTAAACTTTCTACGCCTGCTACATATTCAGCAGAGTCGTAGTATGCACCTGCATAGTTCACAAAGTCCTTGCCAGC